TCATAATGAGATGATGTTCTAGATCAGTAGACACTTCAAAAAAGCATTTACCTGCATCATCCCATAAAGCTTCATGCTGAGTGATAAAACGGGCGACATGAGTCAAACCAGAAAAGGCATCAGGGATACCGACGGTTGGTTGGTGTTCAGGATCAAGAATACATGCAAGATACGGATTAGTATCACTAAAACCTCTAGCATGATCCTTAGCAGCAGCACGCTGTTTTTGGCGACGAGGAACAACAGCCCCCGACGAAAGCGAGGCTTTATATTGTTCGATACGACGCGCAATCTCAGCAGGCTTAAGACCTTGTTTTTCGTATTTTTGGCGTTTAGACGCAATTTTGTCCATAATAAAAATAGTTTTTGTTTTTTGTTTTTAATTTTGTTTTGAATTATAAAGAAATTAAAAATATTTTAGGTATAGAAAAAGTAATATATAACACAAAAAGAGAAAACGAAAGATAATATTTACAAATTTTCAGGGGGATTACTCCCTAATAATCTTCCTCAGCTAGTCTCTGGAAGATTGGAGATGAAATCATTTGGCCCAGATTAGACTCCATAATTAACTCCTCCAACTTAAGAAAATCGGTAAGAGTAAAACCATATCGTCTGCACATGCCAGAATAATCACCGTCAATTCCTGAGAACTGGCCTGAGGCTATTATCTTATAGTCATCATAAACCACTTTATTTGCTTTAACATAAAAACGCTTAATGAGAGCCCGAATCAAAAGAGAATTACCATAATAAGCATATCCTCCTAAAACACTCTGTATATGTTTATTTACATCCCGGTTATCCCATATACGACCAAATTTTATAATTCTAGAGGGTAATTGAGCCCAATATACACCCCCCGAATATGGAATGGGCATCAATTTTAGAAAATCAGCTTCCCATATATCACGCCTGCGCATAGTATATGAAAACCCAAAATCTTCCATTGTATCCATAACAACTTGATCATCTTCCCATTCACAGTGATGCACAATATAGCACCACAAGGAAATGTTAATAAGGGTACCAACCAATGTAGTAAATGCTGTCCCACTGCCCAAGAACCAGACAGTCGGATGTTCAACTTCAACCTTAGAACCACCACCACAATAAGCTACAATCTTTGCAAGACCCAAGTCTGTAACCATGCAAATAATCCATTCAGGAAAGTTATTGATCCGCATAAACCTCAAAAAGAAATTAAATACAGAATCAAGACCCCCATCATTATTAACACTGCGATCAAACTTAGAGAAATCACCACAAAGTGTATTATGGCGTTTAGGTGAATCAAACCTATGATCTAGAACAATACAATCATCACCTTTACATAACACTGAGACTCCATCACCTTCCATACGTTGCATAAGCCACACTGATAAATCCGCATCAGTTACACGGCCTGCGTACGTAAGTGATACATGCCCCTGGATTTGTATTGGATAGATTTGTTCTAAAGCATGTTCAACATCTTCAATAAAAGGACGTAAAACAATAGTGCAAATAGGAGGAACGTTAATGATACTACGAGGCTTCATTTCACGCTTGACAAGAGTTTCGTCGTCTTTGATCTTTGTCTTAAGTACATGATGATATGAGTGGTTGAAAGGTGCCGTACGCAACAGTTCCAAAGCACGCAAATATAACCCCTTCTTCTTAGAACTAAGAACATAGTTTAATATCTTCCCCTCAAGACCGCAATAAAAGTGATCTGGTAATGCCACTCGAGGAGGAATCAATATAGACCATGTATTAGGACGAGGGACTAAGACTTTACGTGTTATACGTGTTCTCAACATAATCAGTACACTTGAAAGGTCTCTTTTGACAGCATAATGAGGGACATTAGTAGGATAAAAGATACGATAATTTCTATTATCTACATTCCCTTCATGTGGCCGAGAGACCGTAACTTTAAAGCGCTTGTCTTGCTCACCAACATCAGTCCAGGCATCTTGCCTTGGTACCCATTGATGTTTTTCACATATCTTAAATGTTCCAGAATCAGAGTGCGAAGAGAAACATCGCTTATCCCAAGGCTGATAATAACTTTCGTATAACCAATCCAGAGTATAATCATCACACCCACACTTACTAAAATACCAATAGACATAATAACCAATAATCATAAAAATTACATAGAAAGGTAACGATGCAAGATGACCACGATTAGTCAAATACATCCCTACATTCCATGCCATATGAAAAAGGATACGTAGTTTAAATGGTACATAAGAAAGTGGAATATGTAGGTAAAAAGCCCTGGGTTGGCCTAACAATGTCATTATCAACTCAATACCAGTTTGAATATACACAAACTTTGGGAAATACTCTTTCAAAACCTCTTCAACAATAGGAGAACCAATAACAGGTAAAAGATCCCAGTAAGATGGATAAGAATCAAAATTTCGCAACCCTTTCATAAAATTATCTACATAAACAATAGAAGTAGTTCCATGAACATGGGTTTTAGTTGAAACATCATAGCCCCAATTCATGAAAATATAAAAGAAAGCTACAAACACCATCAAAAAGGATAGACTCCTAAAACCTGCAACCATTAACATAGCAAAGAAACTAAAAACCTTATTAGAAACAGGCACTGCAAACTTAGCATTATCAAAATTATCACTGTATAAGCTGGCCAAGGCACTCAAATAAGCACGCTCATGACCGCGGCCCGAAAGAGAACCATAGAAAGCCCACAACACAGTATTGTAATGTATGATATCATATTTTCCAAATGCCCTTAACGTCTTAGCATCGCTTGCTGGTATGTTTAGTGGTTTGTCCATTAATTTCCTAAAATTAAAGAACGATAGTGAACTAACATTGGCTTCAACCCGCAAACGGCGGGCGGCTGGTAAATACACCAGACATTGATGTTGGGTATTATAACCAAGACAAGCCAAGTACATAGAATCATACCACGATAAACTCAAGTCACGCACAACATATTCGCTTGCGACATATGTATTCAATAACTCCTCATATTTCGAATCATTAATGCGAAATTCATATACACAATAATTACGGAAACCATAGGGCAAGCGTCTCCATAATACCTGCTGCTTGGCACCATCACAGGTGTTGTTAAAGAACGGAACTGGGTGTTTATGTGAATTCTCACCAGGCACACAGAACTCAATCTCATCACCAGTGCGTTCCCAATAACACTCGCCAATAACGCCAAAATCCCCTGGAAAAGAATGACCGATCCAAAAGAAAACGCCATGTATAAAAACTCCTCTAGAAACGATTTCGTATAAATCATGATAAACATCAACAATAAAGCCAGCAGTCTCAACTAAACTCCGCAAATTCTGCAAAGCATCATCACATTCTAATTGAATGTTACGATGCGTGAACTCACGACGTCGAAATGCGTCTTTAATTGTAATGACAGGACGATGACATTTAAGATCTTTCTTAAATTTCCTTTGAAACATGTTATATTCACGAATAGAAGAAAAATAAGAATAAACATCATCATATTTATAACGAAACAAATGATAGAAGAAATCGCATAATGTCAAATAGCGAATAGCTGCACATAAAGCATGTTTATTTTGTGAAATATTACGCGGAATAATATCAGTTACCTTTGAATATAGTCCAATTTCGACTAAGAAATTCTTATACTCTGGATCATTGGAAGATGGTGCAAAAGGTTGCCCTCTATAATGTACGATCCCCGATGCCATGGTATGAGATTATCAAAGAACCAATATTAATCGCGCTA